GTGTTTTGGTCACTCTTTATTTTCATTTAAGGGTTCTAAAATCTTGTTTCCTTTTTTAATATATTCTTTCAATAGTTTATTAACTAAGGAAGAAAGGTTAATTGACTTCTCTTTAAAATAATTAGGTAATTCCGGGTCTACGGAAACTCCAATCTTTATTTTTTTTTCTTTCTCATCAATTTTTTTTCTTCCCATATTAATAAATATCTAATAAATTATAAAAAGTATAAATATTATAACTTTTTTTACTCATTATCTTCTTTTTCCTCTTTTAAAACAAAGTCACCATCAGTTCCAATAATTTCTTTCCAATAATCAGCGTATTCTTTCTTATATTTTTCTATATTTGTTTTTTCCTCTGTTGCATCTTTACCTGCGATAAATCCATGTGGTGTTACTATTATTTTACCATCATCATATCCAAGACCATTAATATGATTCTTCATAACAGAAACTTTTGTTCTTGATGCAAATTTAATTGTTCTTTTATCTTTAGTTGCTGTAATTTTAGTTGTACCAGCACCTTTTTGATTACCAAATAAGAATACCAATGATGAGTTTAACCAAATCGCTTCACCACCTTTAGCCTTAATTTTAGGTTGACCAAACGGATTATCAGGTAACTCAACCCAAGGTTGGTTTACAATAATTAAAGTATTTTCATATTTAGATTCTGCTTTACGTGAACCTGATATACGTTGATTAATACCCATACCTATTTTATCCGCCAAAGCTGCAGCATTATGTTGTTTTCCACCTCGACCCTCATATGTCATTTTACAAGGAACTGAACCAACAGAATCCCAAAGAAATAACAAACTATAATCTAATTCACCTTTCTCTTGAGCATCTAACATTGAATTAATATAATCTGTAATTTGTTCGATATAATCAAAATTATTGTTGAATAGATAAAAACCATCCCAATCAACCTCTCCTGTTGATTCATCAACTACTTGTTCACATTCAAATCCCATTAATTTAGCATGGTCAAAAGACCATTTCTGTTCTGTAATAATAAAAACAGGTAAAATACCCTTCTTCTGAGCATCTACCGCAGTTTTAACTAATGCCGTTGTCTTACCCGTATCACTATGTCCTAAAAACATATTAATGTGCCCAATTGCAGGGCCAGGTAATCCTACCGCATCCAAAAACTCAGAACCTAAATCAAAAAATCTTTGTTGTTTATATTTTGCAGATGTTGAAAACTTATCTTTAAGTGATTTAAAATCATTCTTTTTAATTGCCATATATTTTTATTTAATTTGTTCGTAATAATTATCGTTAAATTTTGGGTATAAATCAATATCACCCCCATTTTTTTCTGATAATTTATCTACCCATTTATTAACTTTCTCTTGAGGGATATCACCCATACCTGAAACGTGATAAGTAGACATACCCCACCTATAAATCATAGTGGGGTTGTCTTTTGATTCATGTATTTTTCCATTAAATTTAAATGTTATGTCGTAGTCCTCACCAAAACTTTTTTCAGGAAATACAATTCTATTAATGTATTTTTTGGTATAAACATTTCCGTTATTAACATTACCCTTAATATCAACAAATTTATTATTTTCAAAGTAATAATGACTACTTCGTCTATAAATTTCGTAGTTTGGGTTTTCTTTAATTTGTTTTTCTACTAATTCTAATGCGTTTGGTGCTAATAAGTCATCATCATCTAATCTGTAGATATAATCAAAGTTACATTGATTAAATCCGTATTTCAACTTTTGTGAAATATTATCAATTTTTTCATTTAAATTGAAACATCTAATATTTGGATGTATAATCCTGTATTTGACTTTTGGGTCATCATTAATTATGACCATCTCACCATCATCATAATTCTGTTCTAAAAATGAAAATATACATTCCTCAAGTAGTGTTTTTCTACCGTAAGTTAAAGTAAGAACAGAAATCATATATTAGTTATATTTGTAAAATTTCTCTAAATTTTCTAATTTATCATTAGCATTTGCAATTTTTTCAACCAGTTTATCCATCTCCTCTATATGTTGTGGATGTTCACCTATACCTACAGGATTTGTGAAATAAACTAATAATGATGCTTCAGCGTCAGCCGCATCTGCCTGATATTTTAAACGTAACGCATTGTAAAGTTTTTCGGAAATATTTGTTTTTTTGTCCATGTTTAATGTATTTTTTTGTTAAAAAAAAAGAGCTTGGACATTTTGTCTATGTTAATGTCCAAGCTCAGTTAATAAAATTAGAATGGCATGTCTTCATCAGGTTCTGACTCAGACTGTGGGTCTGTATAAGCTTTTGATTTACCACCAAAAGTATCTTCATTTGAATCCGAGTTACCGTATACATATCCACCTTTTTCACTATCCCATTTTGGTGTTTCACCACGAGCGATAGCTTCAAGATATTCTACAGGTTTTTTAGAGTAAACATCTTCCCAAGTTAATTCATCCTCAATCCATGTTTTTGCGGTATCTTCATCTTCATGAAGTGTTGCTGGGTCATCATACATAACTGTTTGAATAACTGTATATACCGAACCTGTTGGTGTTTTAGCTTTGGTTAATTCTAAAATAATATCACGTCCTTTTTGAGGGTCTGTAACATCACCTTTCGCTCTGAAAATAGGGATGATTTTGTCAAGAATACCCTCGTTTTTATAATTGTGTTTAAAACGCCAGAATTTAACACCATCCTGTTCTGCATCTCTATCAACAACTTTTACAATATAAAACTTACGAGGTTTATACTGTGCGGCAAGTTTCTTATCAGATTCTTTACCTGTTGACATAAGTTCTTCATGAACCTCACTTAATGGTGAACGTTCATTATCGTTCTTACCCGGGTCATAAAACTTTAGCCATTTACCGTCCACTTGAATTTCGTGGAACCAAACTTCTTTAAACGGAGAAGAACCGTCTTTGGTTGGTAGAATTCTCAACCTTTTTTGTCCTTGTTTTTCTTTATCGCTAAGGATTGCTGCGAAGTATTTTTTCATCCTTTCGTCCTGAGACATTTTTGAGGTGGATGTACCCTGTTGTGATTTTTCGTACTGTGATAGTACTGCGTCTAAACTGTTTGTCGCCATAGTTAAAATATTTAATTGTTTATGTAAGTATAAGTGTCAGCCGTGAGTTTGTCAAATAAATTTTTAAAAAAAAATTACTTGATTTGTGTAAATTGGTTGTCTGTATCTTCAAAACTTCTGAAACTTTTTTTAATGTCAGAAGGAGAATAGTTTTCAACCTCATCTTGGGTTAAGATGTATTCATTTTTTCCTGTTTTTTCAAAATCCTCTTGTTTGTCTTGAAAAAAATCTGAAAGTTTTTGATTAAATGGTCCTGAATCAATAGTTCTTAAATCCATTTTTTCTTGAGCGGATTTTGGTCTATATTTTTCTACTTTTGATTCTAAATCATTCAATTTATTAACAATAGAGTCCATTTCACCCAATTTCGTTTCTAAAGTGTTTAGATGTTGAAATAAACTTTCAAAATAATCTTCTTGTTTCTTTTCAACACTTTTTTGAGATTTAACTAATTCTGTTACATCAATTTCTTCTACTTTATTTTTTTCTTCACCAACTTTCTCGACATCAGGGTCTGCAGCAATATCCACAGGAGTCGCACCTGTTACTGGTGGAGTCGGAGGTGTTGCACCCATTTCAGGTGCAGGAGGAACATCTCCAGCCGGAGGTGGAGGTAATGTTGCTTCTTGTTCTGTAATATATTTGTTAATAGAATTATATCTATTTAATTCTTTAATAATTTTTTTATCAATTGCCATAATGTTATCCGTTTAATAATTGTTTTACACCAGTTAATGTTTCAACTTGGATTTTTTTATTTGTTTTCATTGTATTGTCAACTCTCTCAATTAAACCATCTTTCATTCTAACAATATAACATTCACCAGTATCTAAATCACATACTTGTTTAGAACCGTCACCCATATCTTTTTCAGTAACTTTAGTATTTTTACCTAAATAACTATCTAATAATAATTTTGTACTCATAAAATTCTTTTTATATAAATATCATTATTGTTACAAAAAAATCAGTATTTAACCTCTATTTGTTGAAGAATTAAATATATTAATAGATTCTTGAACAATACTTATAATATTAGACTTATCAGTTTGTGATAATGTATTAAATGGTGGTTTACCTGATGCACTTTGATTATTAACTAAGAATTCTGATATTTGTGTTGCGTTTATTTCACTAATAGAAGACATTCTCTGTGACCACCAATCATAAAGAAAATCAATATTATTATCCAAGTTATCAAAAAACACATAAGGAGTGTTATTAGAGGAACAATAATAGTTATTTTTAAAATATTTTGATTTAGGACCCCAATCACTATTAATTGGAATACCCGCAAAATTATTTGCTTTATTTTGTAAAGTTTCACCATTTTTACTTGCAACATAAAAT